GTTGTAGATGATATCAGTTCAAGCTCTTTACACAAAGAAGAGAGCATTAGAACTTGATTGGGAGCAACACTACATTCAAGAGGGAATATATACTCTTGATATGGTTAGGATTGACGAAAAAATTCGTGAAATCATTAACCAAATTAAGATGTCTGAAGCTGAAATAGCACACAGACAAATTAAAGTAGAGATGGCTGCTCCTGAGTTTTCTGTAGCTAGCTAAAACTAGCTATTTATATCCGAAAAGTAGATTTTCGATGCAGGTATCCCTTGCGCTGTTTAATAAATTCATATATATTTCAATAACTATACATAAATTAACTCTGATCTAGACGCGTATAGTCGACGGCCTAGAGACTAGATTGGAAAAACTAGGAGAATAAACTTATGGCACTAACAACATTTACTGGTCCAGTAAGATCGTTAAACGGTTTTCTGAACTCAGCACAAAACTCAACAACTGGTGAATACACAAATAACTTTGTGATAAATTCTGCCGGCACTGTAGTAACTTCACCTGCAATCGTATTGCAAGGTATTGTTACAGGTACTTTAAACGCAACTAATGGAGATAGTATTTCTACATTTGCTCAACCAGCAAATACAGTTATTACTAAAATTTCTGTATTGTGTGTTACAGCAGCAACTGTTGCAACAGGAGACATTGGTCTTGAAGTAGGAACTTCATCTTCAGGAGCTCAAATCGTAGCGACTGCAGCTGATGAAATTCTAGATGGTGGAACAGATGTTCCAGCTGGAGCTTACTACAATACAACTTTGTTAAATACTACTGCTAGCGATGCAGCACCAGCGGCAAGTCCGTTGTATGCTTCTGCAGCTAGAGACATATATTTAAATATCACTAATACAACTACACCAACAGCGCGTGGTTCATTTAGATGGGTAATTGAATATTCACAAGTAGCGTAATAAATTAATTTAAGGAGCTCGAAAGGGCTCCTTAATATAAGGAGAAAAATATGAAGTCAGATGTAAAACCGGTTATATGTGCAAGTAACATTAGTACTGCAGTATTGTTTACAGGACCTACAAGATTAAGAGGTTACATGATTCAATCTACAGGAACTTCTGGAACATGTATTATTAATGGTCTAGCAAATACTACGACTGTAAGCACTTCAACTAACACACAAGTTTACATTCCAGTTTCTGTTGGAGCTGGTGGAACTGAAACTTTAAACCTACCAGAAGACGGCGTTTTATATGCTGGACGAAATGGAACAGGAATAATTGATGGTGTTGGAGTTGCTTCAAACACAAGTGCTTTAATTGTTACATTATTTATAGAAAAGTAGGAGTCAAGTATGGCTACCACTTCAGGCACTACAGTTTTTGAAAAAACTTTTACTATTGATGAAATAATAGAAGAGTCTTACGAAAGAATTGGTCTTATCAATAATACTGGTAACCAAATGAAAGCAGCTCGTCGCTCGTTGAACATTATGTTTCAAGAGTGGGGCAACAGGGGTCTGCATTATTGGGAAGTTGCAAATAATTCAATTTCCATGGTTAATGGTCAAGCTGTCTATACTCTTTACCGATCATCAACTGATGGTACTTCAGATGGTGTATTTAGTTATTTAGATGGTGCAATTACTGCAGGACAAACTACAATTACATTAGATTCAGTATGGCAGTTTCCAACATCAGGAACATTATTAATAGATTCTGAACAAATTACATATACTGGAACTAATACAGATTCTAATCAAATAACAGGTTGTACGCGTGGTGCAAATAGTACTACAGCTGCAACTCATGCTGATAATACTGCAGTATATAATTATAATTCAATTGTTTATGGAACAGGAGATATTTTAGAAGCAGTTTATAGAAATACGGAGCAAACTCCAGTAGTTGATTTTCCACTTACAAAAATAGATAGATCAGCTTACAGTGGTTTATCTTCTAAATTTTCAACAGGTACACCTACACAATATTTTGTAGAAAGATTTATAGATAGAATTACGATTACTTTATTTTTAACTCCTGGAGCAGATGAAGTTAATAATGTTGTAAATTATTATTATGAAAAAAGAATTCAAGACGTTGGAGCTTATACTAATATTACAAACGTTCCATATAGATTTGTTCCATGCATGTGCGCGGGACTGACTTATTATTTAGCACAAAAATATTCACCACAAAGAGTACAAGAAATGAAATTATTATATGAAGATGAATTAAAAAGAGCATTAGAACAAGATGGCTCTTCATCAAGTTCATTCATAACACCTAAACTTTACTATCCGAGCGCATAATGGCAAATTTATCTAGAGGAAAATATGCTTACATGATCTCTGACCGTTCTGGTCAAAGATTTCCGTATCAAGAAATGGTACAAGAATGGAATGGTTCATGGGTACATATTACTGAATATGAAGCAAAACAACCTCAATTAGATCCAACTCCAACAACAGCGGATCCACAAGGTTTACAATATGCACATCCTGATAGAACAGAACCACCTGTTATTATTGAATTAACTCCAGATCCTTTTACTACAATTAAATATGCAGGCTCTACTTATATTAATGTTTATTCAGAAGACCACGGACGAGCAACGGGTAATATTGTTAGATTTAGAGGACCACCAGAAGTAGTAATCCCGGGCACGCCCGCGCGCGAGACTTCGTTTAAAGATGTTCCATCCTTTGATAATGTAACAGATATTTCAAATGCAAATGGTTTTACTATTACAGTTGGAAAAATTGATTCATCTGGTATTGTTGGAGATCCATTGAATTATTTTTATTTCTTAAGTACAAGTATAGCAACAACAGGAAATGTATCTGGCGGCGGGGCACAATGTTCTGCAGGCCCAGTAACATTAAAAGCTTAATATGACATACGCAGAACTAGTACAAAAAATTAGAGATTATACGGAGGTAGATGCAAATGTATTTACATCTACTATTGTCAATGGTTTTATATTAGATGCTGAATTTAGAATTTTAAGAGAAGTAGATTCTGATAATAATAGAAAATATGCAACAGCTGCTGTTATTGCAGCTCAACCTTACGTAAGTACACCTCTTTTAACAGATCAAACTTTGATTATAAGAGAAGCTCAAATAATTCCAGGTGGTGCATATACAGGTCCTAATGCTGTAGTAGAATATAGAGATACTGGATTTATTAATGAATATAACAGCACTAATGCACAAGGATTACCTAAATATTTTAGTTATTGGGACGAGCAAACAATAGTATTAGCCCCAATTCCAGACTTGACATACACTATGCAATTAAATTATATCTTGAAGCCAGCAGGATTATCTGCTAATAATACGACAACATATTTAAGTAATCAGTTTCCCACTGGTTTATTGTATGCATGCCTTGTTGAGGCGTATGGTTTTTTAAAGGGTCCGGCAGATATGATACAATTTTATGAACAAAAGTATCAAAGTGTGCTACAAGGATTCTCTATTGAACAAATGGGAAGAAGAAGACGAGATGAATTTCAAGAAGGTTCACCTCAAATTCAAAAACAAGGATAACAAATAGGAGATAAAAATATGGCTTTTACAGGTAATGCAATTGCAAATACTTTTAAACAACAGCTTTTTTCGGCTGGACATAACTTTAATACTACAGGTGGAAACACTTTTAGATTAGCTATGTATACATCTGCAGCAACGTTAACTTCAGATACAACTGTTTACACTTCTACAAATGAAGTGCAAAGTTCAGGATACACTACTGGTGGTGGAACACTTGTAAATGTAGGTCCCGTTGTTTCAAGTGGTGTTGCATTTATAAGTTTTAATGACTTGTCTTTTACAGGAGTTACTTTAACTGCAGCAGGCGCTTTAATTTATAATCAATCAAATTCAAGTGCAGCAGTATGTGTATTAGATTTTGGTGGAGACAAAACTGCAACAGCAGGAACTTTTACAGTTCAATTTCCAGCAGCTACAACATCAGCAGCTATTTTAAGAATCTCCGGATAATAGGAGTTCAACATGGCTATTGTTGACGGTTGGGGTAGAGGCGCCTGGGGAGAAGGCGCGTGGAATGAAAACGTTCCGGTTTTAGTTACAGGTCAACAACTTACATGCACACTTAATAGTGTAACTATAGTTGCAACTCAAAACCCTACGGTAGTTGTAACCGGCGAAGAATTACTTAAATCCATAGAAGGTATTGCTGGAATTCAAGCAGGTGGTAACGTTCAAGTTCCAGTCCTTGAACCATTAGAGACTATAACAGAAGGTATAGTATCTATTAAAATAGATGGTAGTACTTCTTTAACTGGTCAATTATTAACCACAGCTTTAAATTCAGTTACTGTATTAGCTAATGCTAATGTTGATGTAACCGGTCAATTATTAACTGCAAATTTAAATTCAGTTACAGTTTCAGCAAATGCGAATGTAAGTGAAACAGGATTTTTACTTCAATCTAATATTAATTCTGTAAGTGCTATTGTACCTGATGTTACAGTTGAATTAGATAATATAGATTTAAGTTTATTAGTAATAACAGATGGTCCTGAAAATATTTTAGGAAATGCCAATGTAAATGTAACTGGTCAACAACT